GGCATATCCTTGAGTTGCTTCCATTCCTCTGACACCAACCACGGGATAAACGCACAATCCTCTGTGTGGTATGGTTCCAGAATTAGGTTTAAATTTTTGATGTGTTTGGCAAATTCTATTGAATTTACAGAACGTGAGTCTTTGTAATACAAGTCGTGATTGCCTACGATGAAATGATTGTTTTCAAATGAGTTAGATATCTTTTCTAAATTTTTTAAAGAATGTTGCAGTGTGGTGATATTGATAGTGGCTCGTTGATGATGCCAGTCTCCTAAGAATATACAAGTTTCGCAACCTTGTGATTGAGCATGTTGAATGAACCAATCAACATATCTATCGCAGTCCTCGTTGAACTGACGAGAGTTTCCTTTGTTTCCAAAGTGTATATCTCCAAACACTGCCGCACGTTTAAATGTTTGCATTGTATTAAGTGTATAATAAAAAAAAGTATTTGTCTATTAATTTGTTCGGTTATATTCCCGAAATCATTTCTTTGGCTGTCTCGATGTAAATTTTGTAGTCTCTGGTGATTTGTAAATTTTGGGTAAAACTTTCAACTAAAGAAATGTTATTCATGCTGTATTTTTTAATTTTTTTGGAATCTATTTTTGGTATAAACTTTTGTATTGATTCTGGAAACTGGGATTTAAAGAAAAAATCTTGGTATGGTATCCTAATTATTTCCAATGAAGTTTTAGAATCATCTAATTGTATATTATCTGATCGTAGGTCAAGCATGTCATCCTGATTAGCTATCTCGTTCATGATAAATGTTCTAAATGCAGGAGGGGTTGGATGTGTTTTTTCAGACAAACACTTAGATAGGAACATCAGACATCCTGTTGTCACAGATACATGAAACTCGTCGTGATCTTGGTTGCCTGCAACAGTGTAAGAAGGTGCAAACTTTTCAAAGAAATCATGCATGATATCTTTTTCTGTTTGGAAACATTCCACAAAAGTTTTTTGAAAATAATCATACAAGTTTTCGATGTTGTTAGGATGCCAGTTGCAGTTCTGAGATAATGTCCTAATCACATCAAATGCATAGTGTAAATCTTTAAATGCAGAATATGTATATTTTTTAGCAAAGTTTAAAGTAGTGCAAAATCTTACATCATTGGGTGTGCAATCTATTGACAAAAATGTTTTTGTTTTAATAAAAGGATCCAACTGTCCGCTTTCTATAAATTTTACTGGCAACTTATGGAATCCAAAAATAGGATAGTGCATGTTTTCATTTTGATCTATTAGCTCGTCGATGGAATCAAACTCTATCTGTGTTGTACCTAATGATGCAATGTAATTTTTTGTGTGTGAAAAGGCTTTGAATTCGTTGGATGCTTGTGAAGTAAAAAGTTTAGGATACAATAAACTGGCTAAAAAATTTCCACCCGCTCCAGGAGTCCAATGCAGACCCATGTCTGTGCTGAAGTTTGACAGCATGTCTATTTGTCGCGATCGATCAGATCTTTTTCGGCCTTTTGTTGAATCTCCCATTCGATCTGTCTGGTGTGTGATGGCATCATGCCGTTTTCTTGCAAGATGTCATCTCTTAGTGATTGATTTTTCTTTTCAACATTTAGTATTCTTGTGAATGAATTGGTGATGGCAGCTGTGTAGTAAGCAAAAGGATTGTCGGACTTGGATTCGTCGAACTGCAAACCTATCTGTGACAACTGCATGAGTGCCTGACCTTGCATTTCGTCGTTGTAGGTGTAGCCACGCCAGTTGCCTCTGGTTCCGTATCTTTGAGTCAACAGTATAAACATCTTGGCCAGTGTGTTGGTCATCTTGCCGTGATCCGCAGAAAAATGCCCGTTTGACAGCCCACCCTTCCAATGAGATTTCGCCACACACATCAGCTTGTCTTTCTCGTCATATTTCCAATGCTGATAGGGGGGAAAGTTTACTTTGGCTTTTGATTCTGAAATGTTTTTTGGATTGGTTTTTCTCTTAGAATTTGGAACATGATCGAATGTCATCACACGAAACACTATGTCGGATTTTTCTATCTTTTTGGCGTCATGTTTTTCACCGGTTTCTCGTTCCAGTCGCTTTGCCCGTTCTCTCTTGCCCTGTGCAACAGAACGGATGTTGATTTTTTCTACGGAAGGCACAATGATGTCGTAATCTCTGTACTCTTCTGATAGATACGCACTGTAGGTGGCTTTGCTCAGGTGTATCTGCTTGAGCATATCCCTGTTGTTTAGATATTTTGTGGCCATAAATTGCAGGATGTGTTTGTTATCATATACAAATTATAATATATGTAGTTAATTTTTGCAATAAATATCTACAATATGATCACAAATTTTTTTAACAAGGGCGGAGAATATCTTAAAAAAGGGGTCGGCAAGATTGGTTCTGTGACAGGCATCGGGCAAACCATAGGCAGCAGATTGGCAGCGGCGGGCCTTCCGTTGGGAGGCATATTTGGTAGGACCGAATCTGCACTGCCACAGCAAGCATCTATATCATCCGGCACAACAGATTGGGCAGTTACCATAGGTTGTCCACAGTTTGATACACTGATGGCAGACTCTAAAATTTTAAAAGTTATGACCGACAAACCCTACAAGGGAGTAAGATTTCCTACAACTCCTGCTGTGTTCATGTCTCACTCTGCATCATATGATTCTCGTGCTGTGTTGCACAACAACTATCCCTATTATGCTTATCAGAATTCACAAGTAGATTCTATGACTATCAATGGTAATTTTCCTGTGATGAACAAGACTGATGGACAAAACTGGTTGGCTACTATACACTTTCTAAGAACAGTGACCAAAATGTATTATGGTAGAGGTGACAATCAAGGCAACCCTCCACCAGTTTGTAAATTGAACGGTTATGGTGAGCATGTGTTCCAAAACGTACCTGTTATCATAACAAATTTCACAGTGGATCTCAGAGCAGATGTGGACTACATTCCTGTCAGCGTCACTTCCACAAAAACAGAAACTTTAGTAGAAGGTGGAGAAATTAAAATCGAAGAACTGGCTCCTATCGCAAAAACACCCGGGTATGGTTCTAATCTAAGCTACGGAATTAAAAAATACGGACCCATAGCTTCCCAGGTCGAAGTTGACGGCATCACTTATGTGCCAACTGATTCTATGATCACGGTGCAGTGTGTACCAGTGTACTCACGCAACAAGATTTCCAATGCGTTTAACCTTAAAGATTTTGCCGCAGGCAATTTAGCTAAAGATGGATTCATTTAATGATAGATTATAAAAACACATCACCTTATTCTAAGACTGGTCAAGGAGTAGAATCTCTTTCCATCTTAAACAAAAGGATGTTTGCTTTTGAGGTAGATGACATAGAATATGAGATAGACTCTTGGTATGAAAATCGTCCCGACCTTTTAGCCCATGATCTTTACGGTGACGCTAAATTGTGGTGGGTGTTCATGCACAGAAACATGGATGTCATCACAGATCCTATATGGGCATTCAAATCTGGTGCGATTATAAGGATACCAAAAAAATCAACATTAGAAAAATACTTAGGCGTGTAACATGGGAACCAGAACCAATCTAACCACATACAGTGATGTAGTCAACAACAAGAGATTAGAAGATAGTTACAAATTGCCTTATGATTTAAGTGGCTTTGGTTATGCCAAAGCATTCAAGTCTCAGACAAAATCTCCTGGTGTTCATCCTAATATCAGCAAAGGAAACACTACTATCAATGAAGACGGTAGCAGGAACGCTAATGTGGCTAATTCTGTGATGGGATTGTCTGATCAAGAGCAAATTCAATTTTACAAAAAAGATCTTGGAGACACCTCCCATCCTTTTTCTCTTAACAAACAACCCATGCAGGACAGTCTCATTGGTGCTAACAATGATGTCTCGGACAGCTTAGGAAACGGATATTCTCATCCTTTCAGCCAAAATACAGATTTAGGAGGATATGGAGGCAATTCCACAGCCAACACTTCGACAAGTGCAAACACTCCCCTTCCAAATTCTAACATATTGTTTGATTACGAACCCACAAACTATGTCATAACTTTGTCATGTCTCAGCAAACAAGCATTCAATACAGGTCTTGCAGGAACAGAAACCATCATCCTTCAGAGCGGCGGTAAGGGCGTCCAAGCAAAATCAGGACCTTTGAGCGTTGATTATTACATAGACAATCTGGTCCTTAGAAACAGTGTTGCTCCAAGCGAACAAGCGGCATCAGGATCTGTGTTTCAAATTTTATTTGATGTAACAGAACCTTTTGGAACATCATTCATTGATGCTTTGATACAAGCCGCGAGGATCCAAGGGTACAAAGACCACCTCAACGCTGTTTACAATTTAAGAATAGAGTTCAAAGGATACAATGATGATCAGCAACCCACATCTAACATTCCTTTCACCAGCAGGGATATACCCATACACATCTATGATGTTAAAATGAACATAGATGCGGGTGTAACAACATACCAATGCACTGCAAGACCAGGAACTTCTCTGCCTTTGACAGATTTGTATCAAACACTGCAAGCCACTGTGACTTGCGCCGGCGACACTGTGGGAGATCTAATAGAAGATTTTTTATTGAGATATTCTGAAGAATTATCCAGTTTGCAAACCAGCAACAATATAAAATTTAAGACAGGCAAGACGGATCAGTACGTCCTTGATCGATCAGGTAGTATGAAAGATATTTTGTCATCACCTATTAACTACTCGGAATCATCATCATTGGTTAAGATGTTTGCTGTCTCTAATTTGGGAATAAATCAAGCACCTCCTGGATATGCAAGGGTGGTTACAGTTAACAAAGGAACAAAAATACAGTCATTCATAGAAGCTGTGGTCAAAGAGAGTAGGTATTACAGAGATCAGTTCGAAGGAAACAAACCAAAGACTCTGATGCTCAAAACACTGCGCCTCGAAACCCAGTTAGAGATCGGAGAGGACAATGGCAATGGAAGGGACCAATACACTTTCATTTATGTGCTGAGATCACAAGAATATTCCGCTGATTTGATGGACGGATCTCTGGACGTCAGCAGTTACTTGACTCCGTCGAGGACTTACAATTACACATTCACCGGGTCCAACAAAGATGTCTTGAACTTTAACCTAAATTATCAATTTTCGTACTATCAGGTTATTCCTTATTTCGCAGATGATGGTTCCTACAACAATCTCACAGACAATGCCAATGGTGGATCTGGTCAGGACATAGACTTGGGAGATCAGACCAAAAAGTCAACCATAACACCAACTTCTAATGAAGTGCAAAACATAGGCGAGCAGAGTTTGATAGAAGGTCTTAATGACAGCAATGGCCAAATAGTGCAGTCATTCCAAGACCTGATACAAAATCCAAAAGCAGACTTGGTTGTGACAAACATTGAGATATTGGGTGATCCCTACTGGATACCACAAAAAACTGTCAGCAATAGATCTTTCCAAAATACATTCACCAGCACTCCAAACACAGATGCACAAGGAGCTGTTGCCACAGACGAAGGACAATTGATAATCAAAATCAACGTCAAACAACCTGTTGATTTAGATGATGAATCCGGCGTGTTTAAAAATTTACAAGACATACAAGGATTCCAAGGTTACTATAGAGTTTACATGTGTGAACACAGATTTGAATCTGGCGTATACACATCGATTTTATCTGGATATCGAGTCAAGAATCAAAGCACTGAAACCAAAAAAGAAAAATCATCTCTCACAAATGAATCTATCATAAAAATTCAAGACCTACCTCCGTTGGAAGGTGTTGGTGCATCGGGCGATGTTGAAGGATATTACCCTACAGTAGAAATAATAAGCATGGCCGGAGACGGCTTTTATGGAGGTGGCACTCAATGGTTGGAGTCGGGTAACGTGATAAAAATGCCTGTAAACGAAGCAGTGTCAAATGGTGGTACAGGTGGAGCAGTTGGCATCGTCAAAAAATCAACTGTGGGGCAAAGTTTGAACTCGATGGGTCCGGATGATCCTTTATGGATTACTCCTAAAATTAATATCGAGTTTACTGGCAACAAGTCTTCAGGATTGGACAAATATTTGGGTGAAAGCCAAAGGAACAGATTACAGGAAAATTTAGGCACCTCTCCACAAGCTGGTCAACTCGCGGGTGAGAGAGGCTACATAATAGGTGGATTGTAATGCCAGTCAATAAAAGATCATCTGTAATAGATCTCAGCAATAAGATCAAAACATTTCCAGGCCCATATGTGGCATACGTCAAGAGTGCCACAGACGTCAACAGGATGGGGCGTCTGGCGGTGCACATACCTGAACTGCACGGCACCTACGATGAAGTTTCCAAGACGTTGGGCGCGGCAACCATATTGGTTTCATACTGTTCTCCGTTCGCTGGTCAAACACCACTGAGCGAAACCACAGAAGGCAATCGAGAGTACGGCAACACCCAAAAATCTTATGGATTCTGGATGGTTCCGCCCGACATAGACACCAAAGTTTTAGTGATGTTCGCCAACGGTGACATCAATAGGGGATATTGGATGGGATGTGTGTTCGAAGAGTACATGAATCATATGACTCCTGGAGTGGCAAACAGCCAACCCAACAAATACGTGGGGACATCATACGAAAACGACAGGTACTACGTTGAGTTTGGCATGGAGTCTGCACCGGTGGCTGAAGCTCAAAAAAGAGCAGAGACTGACCTTGTAAGCAGGGGCAACAAAGATCCTGACAGAGATGAGGTGTACAAAGTAAGGCCCGTAAATCCTTACATGGCCGATACATTGATCAGTCAAGGTTTGCACAATGATAATGTGCGTGGAGGCACATCATCTTCTGCACGACGCGAAACGCCATCGCAGGTGTTTGGCATATCGACACCGGGGCCCATAGACTTCGAAGGACAGCAAACACCACCCAGGGAGTCCATCAACAGACATGGAAAAATTTTTAGTGGCGGCGGACCCAATCCTGGCAACACCATAGGTAAGGTGGCCCACTCACGCCTTGGAGGACATCAGTTTGTGATGGATGACGGAACTCCCGCTAAGAAAGTTAACAAAACGATCACACAACCTATAACGAATGAACTCATAAGATTGAGAACAAGGAGTGGTGCTCAACTTTTATTGCACAACACAGAAGGTTTGGTCTACATCACAAACACCGAAGGCACTGCTTGGATTGAATTCACCAAAGACGGTAAGATCGACATATATGCCAAAGATTCTGTATCCATTCACACAGAAAACGATTTCAATCTTAGGGCGGAAAGAGATCTTAACCTTGAAGCAGGCAGGAATGTCAACATCAAGGCGACAGGACAAAACAATTCCAGCAACTTGGTCAATTCTTTGGACTCGATCACCACCGGCAGAGTAAGAATTGAATCAAACACCAACACAGAATTATACATAGGATCGGACGGATTGATCAAAGCCGGCAATGATGTAAAACTATGGAGCAACAATGACTTCCTGGCAAACACTGGGAATGAAATACACATGAACACATCTGGCAAAGTTGCATCAAGTGTGTTGTCTGAGTTGAACACTTATTCCAATGCCGGAGTAAACAGCACTTATTCTATAATGAAGAGAGTGCCCACACAGGAACCATATGCTGAGCATGAAAACAAAAGGCAAGACAAAACAACTCCTGAATTAACTGACGTAGAAAGAACAGACCAAAGGGGAATAGCATAATGGCATTGGCTGCCAGACAGACCGACGCAGTTGCTACAGGACATGGCTGTGATGGCACAACCACATTGGCCACTCCTGGACAAAGCACAGTGTATGCAGAAGGATTGTTATGGTGCAGATTAGGAGATCTGACTGTGAGTCACTTGGTGCCCTCTGGTGAAGATTGTGTGGCACACGTGGCTGCCATCACAGGATCCAGCAGTTCTGTGTATGTGGAAGGTGTGTTGTGTGCAAGAAAAGGCGATGGTTGTGATGCCGGATCTATTACAGGCAGTGCGGCCACAGTTTATGCAGGTTAAATAATAATATGTCCACAGTAACTTACAAATCCAAATCAACAGTGCAGAAGAACACTTCCGCAAGGACACAGCTGTTCAAGGGTTTCTCCACACAGGGCAACAACTTCAAAGACACCAAACTGTATGATTTTGAGTTAGTAAAACAGGATCTTTTCAATCATTTCAACATCCGCAAGGGCGAGAAGTTGGAAAATCCGGAGTTCGGCACCAACATATGGCAGTACATTTTCGATCCATTGGACGACCAGACCAGAGAAGCCATCGTACAGGATGTGCAGAACGTGATAAATTATGATCCACGTGTGATATTAGACAGCCTGCAGATAGATGACTACGAGCATGGCATACAAGTTACCATTGGAGTGGTGTATGTAGCCTACGGTGTGGCTGAACAGATGAACCTGTTGTTTGATCAAAACCAAGGATTGATGACGCAATCTTCTCAATTATACCCTGCTTGATAGGTAGAATAAAGTGCTTACATTATTTCTACAATAAATATTAACGATGGCTGTAGACACAAGACAAAACACTTTATTATCTTCCACTGCTTGGCAGAAGATATACAGAACTTTCAGTGAAACTGATTTCAAATCATACGATTTTGACACCATCAGACGCACTCTAATAGACTATCTACAGATCAACTATCCAGAATCATTCAATGATTACATCGACTCTTCCGAGTTTGTAGCTCTTATCGATTTGATAGCCTATGTTGGCCAGTCGATTTCATACAGAGTTGACCTTAATGCCAGAGAAAATTTCATCGATCTTGCAGAACGTAAGGAATCTGTGCTACGTTTAGCAAGACTTATTTCATATCAACCAAAAAGAAATATAAATGCTTCAGGTTTTTTAAAAATAGATTCCGTCATCACAACAGAATCTGTGTTTGATGCCAATGGACAGAATCTCGCCAGCACTCCAATTTTATGGAATGATATAACAAACGCTAATTGGCAGGAACAGTTCAATTCAGTAATGAATGCGGCTCTCAGCAGGGAGCAATTCATAGGCAAGCCTCAAGCCAGCGAAACCATATTAGGAATCCCCACAGAGATGTACAGATTTAACTCTGCTAATATCTCAGAACCACTGTATGGATTCAATCGAAACATTGGAGGTGTCAACATGCCTTTTGAAGTTGTGCCTTGCAGTTTCCTAAACGAAAAATTTATCTATGAAGAATCGCCTATTCCTGGCAACGGTCTTTCTTTCGTGTACAAAAATGATTCACAGGGATTTGGCTCTGCCAACACAGGTTACTTCCTGCACTTCAAACAAGGTTCGGTTGGATTCCAAGATTTCACAGTTACTAATGCTTCACCTAACACAGTGGTAGCAATTGATCAAGCCAACATCAACAATTCAGACGTTTGGTTGTTTGGATTGGATGAAAATGGCATCATAGAAAACAGATGGACCAAGGTTCCTGCAATAACCGGCAACAATGTGATTTACAATTCACTATCTCAGAACATCAACAATCAATACGCAGTGATTACAAGACCCAACGATCAGGTCAGTCTTGTATTCTCAGACGGCGTGTATGGTAATCTGCCTAAGGGAAACTTTAGATGCGTGTTCAGAGCCAGCAACAATCTTACATATTCTATACAAAAAACTTCCATGTCCAACATCAGCATCGATGTGGATTACGTTTCAAGATCAGGGCAAACCAACACATTGACCATCAATGCATCGTTACAGAACACAGTGACCAATGCATCAAGATCACAGAGCATACAAGAGATCAAAACTTTAGCACCTCAGTCATACTACACCAACAATAGAATGATCACTCCCGAAGATTATCAAATTGTTCCGTTGACAGAGAACCCTTCTATAGCAAGGGCCAAATCACAAGTGAGAACCAGTTCCGGTGTGTCAAGATTTTTAGATGTCATAGACCCCACCGGGGTTTATTCGCAGACAGATATTTTTGCGGATGATGGAATTTTATACAGAGATGAAAGAAATCAAACTTTTGATTTCCAATTCAGCAACAACAATGACATCCAGCAGATGATAAACACCACTCTCACTGATGTGATGAAGTCTGCGTCGTTTAGACACTTTTATTATAAAAATTATCCATCACTGACATCTCCCAACAAAACATGGAATAGATCAACCATATCAACTAATTCTTGCACAGGTTATTTCCTTGAAGGGTCAACTCCTGTGTCAGTAGGTGCACAAAGCAGTTCAAATTTAAAATACATCACTAAAGATGCCTTGGTCAAGTTCACACCACCATCGGGTTACCATTTCATGAACAATGGTACACTTATGTTGGGAACAGCAGATCATCCCAACTCCAAAGAAAATTGGTGGAGCAAAATTGTTTCTGTAGAAGGCGATGGATCAAATGTGGGCCAGGGAAATTTAGGTGATGGCACAGGGCCTATACAATTAAATGACAATTTGCCTTCGACCAGTGAATTATCTGAAATAATCCCAAAATTTGTTACATCGGTCACCACCACTCTGTCTACATCCATCATTGATAATGTTAAAAATTATAGGAATTTTGGATTATCATACAACTATTTGACAGCAACTTGGTCAGTGATAGATGAAGACAATCTTAACACAGGGACGTTCAGTCTATCTAACCAAGGCTCCACAACAAATACCCAGGCAGATGCGTCTTGGATGATTAGATTCACGACCAATGGAGTTTCCTACACAGTTTATTATCGTTCGACTGATTATGTGTTCCAATCTAAATCACGGAATAAGTTTTATTTTGATGAATCTGTAAAAATTTACGATCCTACCACAGGTAAGACCATCAAAGATAAAATTCAATTGTTATCTACTAACACCGGACCTGATTTAACTTCTTTGTTACAAAGAAATTATGATTGGCAGATTGTCAAAAATTTCCAAGGTGTTGATGGATACTATGACACAAGAAAAATGAAAGTTGGATTCTTTGATTCTGATGATGATGGTGTGGTTGATGATCCTGATTTGTTCGACACGGTGGTTGGTGAACTAACATCGCCTACTTTTAAATATGTGTTTTTCCAAACTGTAACGAGAAATGGCTTTGAAGAACAAGATCCTGTGTTGAACAGTGAATTTGTGGTGTCTCGAGTGGAAGGAGACATCTCCGATCTGTCTGTGTATGCGAACGGACAAAAATTTTATTTTTACTCTACCAACACATTCAAATCTTACAATAGCACTTCTGGTTTATTAGTTGCATTAACAGGTTACACATCTTATATTGGAAGAGATTCATTGTATTATAGATACAATCATGGTGCTCCAAGATCAAGAAGGATAGATCCTGCTGTTTCTAACATGATAGACGTGTATGTGATGACAAAAACTTACGATCAAGAGTTCAGAACTTGGTTAAAAAAGAATCAATCAACAGCCAAGCCTGTTCCACCGACCATAGCAACACTGAACGAAACTTATGGTCCAAGCCTCAATCAACTCAAAAGCGTGTCTGATGAAATAATTTTTAACCCAGGAAATTACAAATTGGTGTTTGGTCCAGGTGCTGAACCAGAATTGCAAGCCACGTTCAAGATTGTCAAGAATCCTGCTACCAACGTGAGCGATAATCAACTGAAGTCGTCAGTGGTAGAATCCATCAACACTTACTTCAGTTTGGGGTTATGGGATTTCGGAGATACATTTTACTTTTCAGAGTTAGCGGCATTTTTGCACAACTCTCTGACTCCTGATGTTTTGAGTGTTGTGATAGTACCGGCTCAAGCATCCAGCGGATTCGGATCATTGTTCCAAATAAATTCTTCTGAAAATGAAATTTTAATATCATCGGCTACTGTGGATAATGTTGAAATGATCACATCGATTACAGCTGAAAAAATTAAAGCCACAGGCACAGTTGTAGTTTCCAGTGACACAGCATCGACTAATAATACAGCGACAGTAACATCCACAGCAACTTCTAGTAGTTCTAGCAGTTCTGGGGGTTACTACTAATGGCCAAATCGACTCGACCTTCACACAAGTTACTGCCACAAGTTTTTCAAACTGAAAAAAATAAAAAATTCTTATCTTCTACCCTTGATCAATACATCGAACCATCCACTTTGGATAAGATCAATGCTTTTGTGGGACAAAAATATCAGAGTTCTTTCAGGAAGAATGATGTCTACTTGGAAGAGCAGAGTGCAGATAGACAAAACTATCAACTGGAGCCCGCAACCACATATAAGTCGGATGGCTCTAATGTGGATTTTATTGCACCATACATTGATGTTGTGAATGAAGTTGGCGCCCGTGGAGGAGACAAGTTCAGACATGACAAATTATGGCAGAGCGATTTTTATTCATACGCACCACCGGTTGACCCAGACAAATTGGTGAACTTTAGAGAGTACTTTTGGATACCAAATGGTCCCCTTTCTGTGCAGTCCAACATCGACAATCCCGGAAGCATCATAACAATCAATGTTACTAATGAAGGCCTGTCTGGATGGAAATTCAACAACAAAACAACCACCAATCCTGATATCACAATTTACAGGGGCAACACATATAATTTTGTGATAGATGCGCCAGGCATGAATTTCTGGATAAAAACAGACTATGGAACTGGTCGCGACAGCACAGCAAACACAGACTATGTGACAAATAATGGAGCCACTTCTGGCACTGTGACTTTACACATCCCCACATCGGATTCGTCCACAATACCAGAAACTGTGTTGTACTATCAATGCGAATTCCATCAAGGCATGCAAGGCAGATTTATCATCAAAGATCTCGCCAACGAAAGTTTCGACATAAATGAAAATCTTGTTGGTGTAAACGAGTTCACTGACAGTCTTGGATTGACATATTCTTCTGGACAAAAAATTGTTTTCCAAGGAGATCCAGTTGCTGACAGGCCGCAAACATTCTACGTAGAGAATGTTGGCAGAAGCATCATGTTAGTCGACCAAAAAAATCTATTAGTGTATGAATTGTATGGAATCAGCGAAGTCGAGCCATGGGATTACAATGGAACAACTGGTTGGGATTCCAAAGGCTGGGGAGAAACAATTGGCATAATAGAATTTCCTGACTATTGGACCATCAATCGTGCATCTCAAGATTTAAATGCATGGTCCAGAGGAAACAGATGGTTCCATAGATCTGTGATCGAAACAGCAAATTTGAAAAACAATTTGCAGACAGAATTGTTAGAGTCTCAGAGAGCCAAAAGACCTATCATTGAATTTGTTCCGGGCCTGCAATTATACAATCATGGTACTACCGGCAGGGGAGTTGATTTTGTTGACACAAAGACGACTGATGCATTCAGTACCCTGCAGGGATCATTGGGATTGAGCATAGATAAGACCACAGTGACCGAAGGCTCGACCATTGTGTTCACCAACGACGCTGAACAAAAAAATAAAATTTTCACTGTACGGTTCGTGACCCTTGGGGACAGCAGTCTAAGGATTTCTTTTGATGACGACTCGACCACTGTGCAAGAAGGCCAGAGCATATTTGTGAAAAAGGGAGCAACACAAAAAGGAAAAACTTATCATTATCACAACGGATCATGGGTGGCCAGTCAAGCCAAAACAAAACTGCAACAAAAGCCACTGTTTGATTTGTTTGACAGTGATGCAAACAGTTTGGCCAACAATGATTTGTTTCTTTCTACCACTTTCAAAGGGTCCACTATTTTCGAAGTGGCCACTGATGCCACCCAAGGAACGCCCGACACAGTTTACGGAACCAATGTGATATACCAAAGGTTTGGATTGTTGTCCGACATTCAGTTGAATGACACATACAATAATGGCACATTCCAAAATATTAGTTCGGGAGGATTAGAAACTTTCAATTTAAGGCAATATTTTTTAAAAGTCAACCAACGCACAGGTTATTCGTTGATCAACAACTGGAAAAAAAACATAATCCAACATCCACAGCAGAGAATCGAAGAGTACACAGCAAAGAAAAATCAAACAGATTTTGAAATAAAAGCTTGGAGGAATTCAGCACTGCTCACAGACGTGACACTACAAGTTTTTATAAACGGAGAACTTACCAGTGACTACACAAGGAAACTGACAAACAAGAATTTAATCATTAGATTGAACAAACGACAGGAAGAAGGAGCACAGGTAACCATAAAATCATATTCTGACAGAGATTTTCCAACAAACGACGGCTTCTGGGAAGTGCCTGTGACAGCAGTCAGCAATCCATTGAACAAAAATATTATTTCCTTCACACACGGAGATATATCTGCTCACTATAAAACAGGAGTCCAAAATCATCCATCCTTTTCTGGAAGTCCTGCCGGAATTAACAACAGTAGAGATTTAGATAATGTGTTTGCTTACACCACAAAATTTTTACAGCATTCTTCTAACTTGCCATTGGCTTCGGTGTTGGTGAGAGATCCGGTGATTGATTTACCTTCCGCACTGAGAACTGCTTCTAACGATTATGAAAAAGTAAAAAAATCTATCATCACTCTGTGCGACACTTCTAATCTCAACGGAACGATTGCAGAACAGTTAGATATCTTGTTGGGACATATCAATTCAAACAAAAACAGTTCGATGCCTTATTTTGGATCAGACATGCTGGCGTATGGCACAAACAAGAACACCTTATCTTACAAAGTTGCTGACATCAACATAACTTCATATCCTATCACAGATTCTTTTGATTTAATCCAATTATCTGAGAAGTCGGTGTACGTTTATCTAAACAATGTCCAATTATTGCATGGCATTGATTACATTTTCACAAACTTAGAAGATTCTACAGCACTGATAGGAATAAAAATTTTAAAATCTTTGGCAGTAAATGATGTCATACTCATAGACGAATATGTGTCAACGCAAGGATCATACATTCCGTCGACTCCCGCTAAATTGGGATTAGCTCCTAAATACGCTCCAAGAAAATTCTTAGATGACACTTATCAATCCGAAGATTCCACCACTCAAGGCATATACGTCATAGAAGGTCATGATGGTGCCATCACTGTGGCATACAATGATTTTAGAGATGACATATTGTTGGAATTTGAAAAAAGGATCTTCAACAACATCAAGGCAGAGTACAAGGACGATATAATAAATTTAGAACCTGGGTTTTACAGACTCAATGATTATAGCACAGATCAGTATGATTCTTTGATAGCGAGGGAATTCTACACTTGGTCGGGTGTGAACGCCATAGACTATTCTACTAATTCGACCTACGATTCCGGCAATCCGTGGACCTACAAATGGACAGGTTATAAAGCCAAATTCGACGACTCACAATTGATAGGTTTCTGGAGAAGGATATACCATTTATGGTTTGACACAGATAGGCCACACACAGCACCTTGGGAAATGTTTGAGTTTTCTCAAAAACCCGACTGGTGGGACAGCGAATATGGACCAGCACCATACACCGGTGGTAATACCTTATTGTGGAACCACGTGTCGCAGGGTTACATTCCACAAGGTCCACGCAAAGGTTACTACAGAAGATATGCTCGTAATGGGGTGTTGAATAATATTCCTGTTGACGATGCGGGCAGATTGTTGGATCCAGCAAATGCAGGCATAATCAAAGGAGGCACCAGTTCCGAACAGTTGCAATCATCTTCATGGGTGTTTGGTGATTGGGGACCTCCTGAAACTGCATGGAGGAAATCGTCATCGTTTAGATTTGCCCTGCAGATTGCAAAATTCTTAGCCAGACCGGGACAGTACGCCGGCATATATTTTGACACATCCAGAATTAATAAAAACGCAATTGGTCAATATGTCTATGACGGCAAGTACAGAGATACCATAACAAATTATGCTCTACCAACTGGATCAACCCTGACATCTGGTTACATCAATTTGATCTATGACTATGTCAAAGGATTGGGTTACGGTATAGAATACATCGCCAATAGACTGTCCAACTTAAATGTGCAGTTGGCTTACAAATTGGGAGGATTCAGCAACAAAGACAACATGAATGTGATAGTTGGCAGTTACAGTCCTTCATCAACTAATAAAAGCGTTTACATTCCCAAAGAGAATTTCAATTTGTATTTGTTCAAAAGCTCGCCAATAGACACTGTGAATTATTCTGGTGTGATTGTTGAAAAATCAACCAACGGTTACAAGATCAGTGGATATAATAATTTTGATAGATCGTTTTCTTATCATGCTCCAAGGATCAACAACAACAGTGATGTAATTGTAGTCGGAGCTACCACAGAGTCATATGTTGACTGGAAGCCAAATGGATTTTATGCATCTGGTTCTATAGTCAAAAATGCGGGATTCTTTTACAGAGCCCAAAAAAATATTGCCAGTGTGCAAACTTTTGATGAAAACAATTGGAGCAAGATTGGTGCAAGCCTTCCTCTCAAAGGAGGAGTAAGAGTCAACAAGTACAAAGATTATCTACAAAATGTATCTAAAATAACCTATGGAACTGAACTAAGATCAACCCAAGAGGTTGCCAATTTCTTGTATGGATACAATCGTTACTTAGAATCCAAAGGATTTATTTTTGATGAATTTTCTACAGAATTGAATGTTCCTATCAATTGGGATCTTTCGGTCAAAGAATTTTTATTTTGGAGCACACAGGATTGGGAAAATTCTGCTGTAATAACATTATCGCCTGCTTCGGCAAAGTTAAAGTTTGAAAAAGAAAATTCTACTGGAGACGATTTGATAGGAGGAGATAATTTTTATACCGTGTTGCAACAGGACGGATTTCCTATCCAACCAACCAGTCTTTCGACCAACAGGACCAATGGTCAGTTTATTATCGAAACCAACCCTGATCAAGACGGAATTTATAATGCTGATATCAGAGCAATTCAAAAAGAACATGTGTTGATTTTAGACAACAAAACATCATTTCAGGATGTTATCTATGATGACTTGATGGGAGTAAGACAGGACCGTGTCAAATTAGTTGGATGGAAGACAGCAAATTGGAACGGTGATATTTACTCTCCAGGTTACATCATAGACACTGCTAAAATTTATTCTTGGACAGCGTACAAGGATTACAAAAAAGGCGATGTCGTTACCCATCAAGGTAACACATATGTGGCACTGAGAAATCATAATTCGGGAGAAAATTTCAACAATGCAAATTATAGACTCAAAACAAATCAACCCCAAAAAGATCTATTGCCAAACTGGGATGCCAAAGCAGAATCATTCAGAGATTTTTATTCACTTGATACAGAAAACTTTGATGCAGAACAGCAAAAATATGCACAGCATTTGATTGGTTTCCAAAGCAGACCATATTGGGAAAACTTGGGATTGGATGAACTTACCCAATACAAATTCTATCAAGGAATGATCAAAGACAAAGGCACCACAAAACCTATTCAAAGATTCAAATCACCGACAACTGTTCAGGATGCAGTGGAATATAAAGTTTTTGAGGAAAATGCATTTAGAATTGGTGAATATGGTTCCTATAGAACAGATAAAAATTACCTATTTGCCTTAGATGACAACAAACATAGACAGCAACAACAAATATACAAGATAACACAAGCTGTAGAAGATGACACTCAAAATATTATTAATGTTTCTGCATCTGAGTTGCAAGATAGACCATACGAATTGAACCTTCCAGTGTTTTCTAATTTTGCCTATGACACATTGAATACTCCAAACTACCTATTCAAGTATCCAATGGCTGGTTATGTGCAACCACAGTTGGTAAAATTTAATGCATTTGACGAGCAAGAATTATTATCACTTGATGTCGCCAACATGTTCGAAGGTGACAGAATTTGGTTGGCTAACACATTTACCTTTGACTGGCAAGTGTACAGAGCAACTACCATAGACAATTATATCGATCTATACGAAGCCAGAGATGGCATATTACAATTCACAACCTACAATCCACATGGACTTGTGGCGGGTGATTACATAGTGGTGAAAAATTTCAACAATGCCATTGACGGAATATACAAAGTGACAGATTCTCCCGACAGCACAGATGGATTGTACAAATTTAGTGTGCCTTTCAACCAATCTTTTGATAGTACCAAACAAAACGGCACAATTATGAAGTTGACTTCTGTAAGATTATCGACAGTTGATGATATTCTTAATGTTACTCCGATAAATGGATTTCAAACAGGAGATACTGTTTTTGTTGACAACGGATACACTACAAACTCTGGATTATGGAAAATTTATCAAATTAACAATGACTCTGTTTTTAAGACACAACAAAAGTATAGAAGTTTAATTTCAACTGCTGAGAACACAAATTTTGGAACAGCAGTAAAAATAAATTCAGACAACGGAACTGTGTTGGCAATTGGTTCTCCCAACGAAAATGCAACAGTGGTTTACACAAGGAATTCTGATACTGATACCTTTAGGTTAAAAAATGAGATAGTGTACACATATCTAAACTCTGACTCATCGGATAAAAATGGAACCAGCGTGGCAATAGTTGGCGATGGCAACACTATTTTCTCTGGATCACCGTATTCCAAAGATATAATGAGATTGAATCTTTCATCTGCATACACACAGTTTGCACCTGGTCAATTGATATATGGCACAGACAGCGAAGCCACAGGAAGAATTTTAATCAGCGACACCACAAATAATGTGCTGTATGTGAAAGTCATAAGTGGAGTCTTTACAACTGAAAATATTTGGTTAGAAGACTCTTCAAGTGTGGTTTCTATCACATCAGTGGTAGGCACAACCACAGAAACCAATCAAGGATTGGTGCATGTAATGACCAAAGATCAGTTTGGCAGTTTTGGAATTTCACAATCAGTTGCATCGCCGACATTAGATAGCGATGAGTACTTTGGATGGTCCACTGCATGCTCCACTGATGGAACTTATCTGTATGTTGGAGCACCATCCAGCACTACATTATCATCTGATTCAGGCATGCATCCAGGAAAAGTTTATGTGTTCAAAAAAACAAATGGTCAATACATTTACAGTCAGACACTGACACCGGGAACATCATCTCAATCGATTGATAAGTTTGGATTTTCAATTGCTGTGACTGGTGATGCTTCGACACTAACAGTGAGCTCACCGTATTATGATCTTGATTCGTCATCGTTTGGTGACAGTGCGACAGATTCTGGTTCTGTGTATGTGTTCAGATTAAACGATGACTCTAATTATTATCAAGTGCAAGAGATAGCAAGTCCTAACAATCAAGGTGCAAATTTTGGATATTCATTAGACATCAGTTCAACAGACAAGGATTTAGTGATAGGATCTCCCAACACCATAGTTGGTGATAATCCTCAGGGAGCAGTTTATTTTTATAAATTAAATTCTTCGTCTCACACAGGAGACGGATCTACATCTGCATTCACTTCCACTTTTGCTTTGGATTCTGATTCTATCGCAGTCACTATCAATGGAAATACTTTATACAATTACACAGTATCCGGCAATGTGATAACTTTTAACACTGCTCCTTCACAAGGAGATAGGATTGTAATATCACAATACAAGTTACATCAAACAATCAATCAACCATCTTATAGAGCAAACAGCAAGTTTGGACAACATGTTGCCATAGACGGCAAGAGATTGATGATCCATTCGCAGAATTTTGGTCCAAAACAAAAAACAACATTTGATAAATTTCTTTCAGATGGTTCGACAGTCACTGCTGAAACAACCTTCGACGGCAAAGCAACATCTTTTGTTAGCACTGTGTACAGCACAGGGGCAGCTTTCGTATTTTCTAAATTAGATACAAAATTTGTGTTTGAATCTGAGATACAACCCGGCGATCTATCAACCAATGACAAGTTTGGCAATGCCATGGCCTCATACAACAGGTCAATTTTTGTGGGAGCACCAGGACAAAGTGTTACAGGTTCGGGTGATTCTACCTATTTAGGTGCAGGCCAGGTGTATTGGTTTAAGAAAAAATCTACAGATGCCAGCGGATGGGAATTGCTACAAACCCAGCCAAATTTAATTGACACGGAGCAAACAAAAACAGTTCAGATCATCAATAGGAAAACATCATCTTTGATCAGCAGATTGGAACACATAGACCCAGCCAAAGGTAAACTATTTGGTCGAGTTGAACAGAACATTTCTTACAAAACACCTTATGATCCTGCAGATTATAACACATGGACACAGACAAATGTTGGGCAAATTTGGTTAGACACTTCTAAATTTAAATTTGCATGGTATGAGCAGGGAGATCT